TTAAAATTAATGCTATCAAATCTTTCCGTGACACTCTCTATATCTTTGGCACTAATAATATTAAAAAAGTAGTTGGTTCCTCTCTTGATGACTTCGCCCTTCAAGATGTTACCAAGAACCTAGGTTGTGTCGCCCCAGACTCTGTAGTAGAGTTTAATGGTGATCTTCTCTTCCTTGGCCCTGACGGTATTCGCCCTATCAGTGGTACTGATCGTATTGGTGACGTAGAAATTAATACTGTTTCTAAGCCAGTGCAATCTGTTTTTGAAAACCTAACCTTGACAGAAGATACGACAAAAGCAACAATACTTGTACTGAATAAAAAGTCACAGTTCCGTATGTTCTTCCCTGAGGCAGAATCCCTTGGAGTTATTGGCGCTCTTCGTCGTACTGGACAGGGTGGCACTGGGTTTGAATTTTCACGTCTTATTGGTATTAATATGGTTTGCGGAGACTCTAGTTACTTAGGTGATGAAGAATATGTAATCCACGGAAATTCTACTGGTACTGTATTTAGACAAGAATCTGGGAATACATTTAATAGTACCCCTATCGAGTCCCTATATCAAACCCCATACTACCACATGGATGATCCTATCAATAGGAAAGTGTTACATGAGGTCTACACTTATCTTAGGGCTGATGGAGCTATAAGCGTAAATATGGGACTTACATACGATTACGAAGATGAGTACACATTAAGTCCTACAGATTACGCGTTTAACACAGAAGGTGCTGCTAGCTTCTACGGCATTGCTACTTACGATGAAACTAGTATTTTTGATGGTAACCCCAGCCCTCTCCGTAGGACAACTGTAGAAGGTTCTGGTAGGTCTGTTTCAATTACTTATGTGACAACAGTATCACAACCAAGCCACTCCATTGAGGCTCTAGTTCTGAGCTACGCAATAGCAGATAAAAGATAAGGATACCAAATGTCTGGATATACAAGACAGTCAAGCTCAGACCTAGTACCTACAGCGGTAGTTCGGTCTTCCCCACTAAATGCAGAATATAATAAGATTCGTGATGCTTTTACTTTTGATACTACAGGGGTTACTGGACATAAACACGATGGTTCTTCTGATGAAGGTTCCTATGTACCACTCATTGCTGATCTTGATGCCCTTAATAAAGTGGCTATTAATACCGCGAATAATCGTGTAGGATTTTTTGTTGAAGTCTCTTCTGCTGCTGTAGAGCAAGTACGACTTTCTGATGGTCTCTTTGTTCCTGTCACTACTAATGATATTGATCTTGGCTCTACTGGTGCTAAGTTTAAAGACCTACACCTCGCAGGAGATGCTAATGTAGCTGGTGACGTAAATGTTACTGGTGCTCTTGTAGGTGCTGTCACAGGTGCTGTCACAGGGAACGTAACAGGAGACCTTACTGGTAATGTTACTGCAGGTTCTGGTTCTAGTTCTTTCACTAACGTAACCATTAATGGTACACTGGATGTAACTAATACTCCTATTACTAATGTCTCTGATCCAACCTCTGCGCAAGAAGCTGCAACAAAGAATTATGTGGACACTGCAGATGCACTTAAGTTGAACCTCTCTGGTGGTACACTTAGTGGCGAACTTGCTATGGGTACCTCTAAGATTACTGGTCTTGGTAATCCTACCTTAGCTCAAGATGCAGCTACTAAGACTTATACTGACACTGCAGATGCACTTAAATTGAATCTTACTGGTGGTACCATGAGTGGTGCTATCGCTATGGGCACTTCTAAGATTACTGGTCTCGGTGATCCTACTCTAGCTCAAGATGCAGCTACTAAAGCCTATGTAGACTCTGAGATTTCAAGTGTTATTGATGCTGCTCCCGGTACCTTAGATACTCTGAATGAGCTTGCTGCTGCACTAGGAGATGATGCCAGTTTTAGTACAACAGTTACAAATAGTATTGCTACTAAACTCCCTCTGGCTGGCGGTACTATGTCAGGTGCTATCGCTATGGGAACCTCTAAGATTACTGGCCTTGGTGATCCTACCTTAACTCAGGACGCTACTACTAAGACTTACGTGGACACTGCAGACAACCTCAAGCTGAACCTCTCTGGTGGGACCATGTCAGGTGCTATCGCTATGGGAACCTCTAAGATTACTGGTCTTGGTAATCCCACTTTGTCTCAGGATGCTACCACTAAGACCTATGTAGATACTGCAGACAACCTTAAACTGAACCTCTCTGGTGGTACCATGAGTGGTGCTATCGCTATGGGTAACTCCCAGATTACTGGTCTTGCAACTCCTACTACAGGTACAGATGCTACTACTAAGACTTATGTAGATGGTATCCTTGGTTCTGCTACTGCGGCTGCTGACAGTGCTGCGGCTGCTCTGGTCTCTGAGGGTAATGCTGCTACAAGCGAGACTAACGCTGCTGCCACTTATGATGCATTTGATGACCGTTACTTGGGAAGTAAGGCTTCTGATCCAACAGTAGATAATGATGGTGATGCACTTCTTACTGGTGCCTTGTACTGGAATACAACTTCAGACTCTTTGAAGATTTATACGGGAGCTGCATGGAGTACCGCTGCCTTTGACACTTCTGGTGCTCTTGTCGCTGCGAATAATCTGTCTGAATTGGTAGACCCTAATGCTGCCCTCACTAACTTAGGCTTTACTTCCACAATTACTGAGTTAAACTATACTGATGGGGTAACCTCCTCGATTCAAACTCAACTAGACGCTAAAGCTCCAACTTCCACTACAGTAACCCTTGCGGGTGCCCAGACACTAACCAATAAGACATTCAATCTTACAAGTAACACCTTGCTAGGGACTACAGCACAATTCAATACTGCCCTCTCTGATGGCTCTTTCACTACACTTGCAGGTACAGAAACGCTGACCAACAAGACTTTGACCTCCCCCACACTCACAGGTACGCCGACAGCACCTACAGCGGCAGAAGGTACTAATACAACCCAAATCGCAACCACTGCTTTTGTGCTTGCCAATAGTGGCGGTTTGACCACGGCTACAACAACAGGAGCGGCTCAAACTGTTGATTTTGCAAATAGCTATCAGGTTGTGGAAGCTGACAGCGTCGTCACTACGCTGACCTTTAGTTCTACTGATGCGGTGCAAGAGGTTGATCTTCTGCTGAATTTGGGTGGGAAGGGCTTCTCTGCTATTTCAGGTGCCACTTACGATAGTGTTACATTTTCTGTTGGGTCTCAAACCACTGAAGGTGAGGCCATCAGGTTCAGTGTAAACGGCGAAAAAATGTTCATGTTGGATGACCAAAACCGCAGCGTTAAACAATACAGCCTATCTACTGCTTTTGATATTTCTACCGCGTCTTACGATAGTGTTTCTTTTAGCTTTAGTTCAGAGGCTACAGGCCCAACCGACTTTGCCTTCAACACAGACGGCACAAAAATGTATATAATCGGGGAGATCAAGGACAATGTTTACCAATACAGTTTATCCACTGGTTTTGATCTTTCTACTGCTTCTTACGATAGTGTCGTATTTGCCCAACTAGACAGTGTTCCGCGTGGCCTTACTTTCAACACAGATGGCACAAAAATGTATGTGCTGGGTGGAGGTGGTAGCAGCGTTAAACAATACAGCCTATCCCCTGGTTTTGATCTTTCTACTGCTTCTTACGATAGTGTTGAATATAGTGTTAGTTCACAGGTTACCAGTGAAAAGGGCTTAGCGTTCAACTTAGAAGGCACAAAAATGTATGTGATATGTAGTACTAATCTTAGTGTTTACCAATACAGCCTATCCACTGGTTTTGATCTTTCTACTGCTTCTTACGATAGTGTTTCTCTCAGTGTCTCAGGCCAAACAACCAACCCTAGAAGTCTTTGTTTTGACGCTGCTGGGGGCAAGATGTACGTGTTGGACATAGATGAAACTCTATACCAGTACAGTCTCCCAATCATTGACAACTCAGTTATTTTCCCCGTTGCCACAGTCACATCAACGCTTACTCCCGCTTTTGGTTACAACAGCTATAAATTTGCCACTGTTGACAGCGGAGCAACATATTACCTCGTATCTAAAGCAGAAGGACTGGGCACATAATGACCTACGTAATTAAAAATTCGGATGGTGCATCTTACACGCTGGGCCAGTTCAAGAACACTCACCGACACCTAGCCTATGCGGAGGATGTCCCGCCAAAAGCCTTGGGC